CCTTCAATGCCGTGTTTCGTGGGCAGAAAGGCGCGGTGACGGCGGTTGTCGCCACCCTGCGCGGCTTGCTCAAAGAGGTCGATCTGGGCGACTGGAAAGCCGGTGATCCGGCAGAGATCAAGCACGCCATTGCGCCGTCTTACTACAAGCTCGAAATCGACGGCCGCCTCATGTACGAAATCGACATGGTGGCCGGCGTTCAAGTGATCGACGGTAAAGACCAACTCGCTGACATTCGCGCCGCGCTCGGCCTCTAAAGGAATAGATCCACATGAAAGCAACTAATAATGCACTGCCGGCCTGGCTGTCGCTCGGCGTGCTCGCCGCCGTCGTGACCCTTACACGTCCAAGCAAAGCCAACGGCGTCGAGGTCGAGACGTTGACCCTGCGTGCTCCGGCCGTGCGCGAGGTGCGGGCGGCGGATCGCGCCTCTAACGGGGACGACGAGCAGCGCGAGCTGATGTTGTTCGCCGGCTTGGCCGATGTCGGTGTTAAGGATCTGGAAGGCCTGAAGCTGGCGGACTATCGCCGTGTTCAAGCGGCCTATTCGTATCTGGTGCCCAATACCGATTATTCGGCCTCAACGCCGTCGTGGTTGTCGATCACCACCGATCAGGCCCTGGTCACGTTTTCCAGCCCGAGCGAAATCAACGGCGTATCGGTCGATAAGTTGGCCTTGCGTTCCCCTACCGTGGGCGATGTACGGGCGGCGAATCGTGAGGCGGGTGGTGATGACGAACAGCGCGAGCTGGTGTTGTTTTCCGCGCTGGCCGGTGCGCCTCTGGCGGATTTGGAGGGCCTGAAACTGGTGGACTTTAACCGCTTGCAGGCCGGCTATTTTCGTATGGACCAAGACGACGGGGTTTGATCCCAGCGTCATAAAAATGGCCGCGAAACGTCTGTCGGCGGAAACCGGATTTTCCGCCGCTGAGATTCAGTCGATGCCGTTTGCTGAGATGGTGTGGTGGCTCACGGATTGAGCCGCCTTCGGTAAGACAGTGCAAATGGGGGCCATGACATGGCGAACAAACTCGCCCTCGGGCTGGTGATCGGCGCCGCCGTCAGTTCGACGGTCGGTGCTGCGTTCAAAGATGTAACGGGGCGCATCAAGCGCCTTGAGGCGGAAGGGGGCAAGGCGCGTGTTCTGCAGCGTGCTATCGGCGACACCATTCGCTTGCGCGATGAATGGAAAAAAGCCCACGACAGCGGCTCTGCTGGTGCGTCCAAGCTGCTGGGTCGGTTGAATTCCAACCTCGACAGCTTGAAGAAGCAGGGCGTTGAAGTCGGCCGGCTGGAGAAGGCCTATCGGTCCATGGGGCAGGCAGCCAACAAATCCGAGCTTAAAGCCCGGGGGCATCAGCAGTTGGATGCCGGTAAGGCCGGCATGGCAAAAGCAGTCGGCGCCGCTGTCGTCGGCGTGGGGGCTCTGGCGGTGCCAACGAAGGTCAGCGCGGACTTCGGGGCGATTGTTCGGGACATCGCGATCAAGGCCGGCATTGCCAACAAGCCACAAGAAAAGGAAATGTCGCGCAAGATCATTGATACCTCGCGAGACACCGGCATGGCGCGCAACGACGTGGCCGACGTGGTCAACCAGTTGGTTGGCGCCGGTATGGAGTTGAGCAAGGCCCTGGAATATGCACCTGTCGCAGCCAAGTTTGTCGTGGGGCAGGGGTCGAACGGTGCTGATACGGCGAAGATGATCAACGCCCTGGGGCAAAACGCCAAGATCACCGACGCCAAACAGATGCAGCAGGCGCTTGAAGCGATTGCTTATCAAGGGCAGGCGGGCAGCTTTGAAGCGTCCGACATGGCCAAGTGGTTCCCTGAGCTGTTGGCGGAAATGGGCAAGAATGGGATCACCGGCATGGATGCGGTGACTCAGTTGGGCGCGATGCTGCAAGTGCAGATGAAGACGGCCGGCAGCTCGGACGAGGCGGCCAACAACCTCAAAAACTGGATGGGCAAAATCGGCTCGACCGACACCGTCCAGGCCTACAAAAAGGCCGGCATCGACTACAAGGGGTCGATGCAGACCGGGTTGCAAAACGGCATGTCCACGCTTGAAACCAGCATGGCGTTGGCTCAGAAGTACATTCAGGCCACCGATCCGAAACGCGCGGCGGCGATGGCTGAAGCGACGTCGAAAATCAGCAAGGAGGCGGACCCGGAGAAAGCCAAGGCCATGATGACCTCTCTGGAGGAGTCATTGCGCACCGGCGACCTGTTCGCCGACATGCAGGTTAAGGCCGCGCTTACGGCGTTCATGCAGAACAAGGCGCTGTACGCCCAGCTTAAAAACGACTCGCGCGATGCGACGGGCATCCTCGACAAAAACCTCAGTGAGCGGCGCGAGTCGTCGTCGCAGAAGTGGGCCGAAATGGCTCAGTCGATGGATGACGCCATGCGCAGCGTGGGGGACGCTCTGCGCCCAGTCACGGATACCGTGGCCGATGCGCTGACCAAGGTCACCAAAAGCATTACCTCGATGTCTGACAGCGCGCCCGGGGTGGTGACGGGGATCGCATTGGTCGGTGGTGGGTTGGTCACGCTGACGGGCCTTTTTAGTTCGTTCAAGATGGGTAAAGGGTTATTAAATCTGGCGCGCGGCTCGCTGGGCGGCGGCAAGGCCGGCGCGGTACAAAAGGTCTTTGTGACCAACTCCGAGGACGGTAGCGGCGACGGCAAGGCTTCAGAGCCCAAGGGCAAGGCCGGTAAAGCGTTATCGCTGGTGGAGACCGGGCTAAAGGCGGTGGCGGCCTTCAAGGGTAAATCTGCCGATGGCGGCGCCGACGATAAGGCGGACGACAAGGGCGACAAGAAACCCGCCAAACTCGATCTGGTCGCGACCGGCCTCAAGGTGGTTTCGCTTGCTCAGGAGACCGTCACGGGGGCCGGCGGAGGCAATGAGGCCGGTGCGGATGGTGACGGCGTCAAAAAGGTGTTTGTCGTCAACGCGGGGGCCATGGGTGGCGCCGCTGGAGGCCCTGGTGAAACGCGTCGGCGTGGTCGCGGTGCAAGGCGCAATTCTTCGCGTCGTCGGCCAGCACCGTCTCGGGCGGGTAGTTCGTTGCGACCACCGGTGCCCCGGTCGCCGCTCCCTGGGGCGCGTCCGCCAGTGCCGGCAGTGCGACCACCGTCGCCACTGCCAAGGCCGTCGGGCCCGGCTCCCTTGCCGCGTCCGCCGGTGCCGCCGTCAATCCCAGGGCCGCGTCCACCGTTACCACGGCCGGGCTCGGTTCCACGTCCGCCGATCCCTGCGGTGCCGGTTCCAGCCGGGGCCATGTCGAAGCTGGGCGGGGTTGTGCAAGCGGTCGGCAAGATCGGCAAAGCCGCCAAGATGATCCCCGGCGGATCGCTGATGGATGCCGGCGCCATGGCGTTCGAAACCTACGAGACCGCCAAGACCAAGGATGAAAAGGCCGAGGGCTACGGCTCGGCCGCCGGTAATCTGGCGGGCACCATGGCCGGTGCTGCGGCGGGGGCGGCCATTGGCTCGGTGGTGCCGATTATTGGCACTGCTGTCGGCGGCTTGATCGGTGCTTACCTGGGCAGTAAGGGCGGTGAGGCGTTGGGCGGCGCGCTGGGCAAGTCGTGGTTTGGTGGTGAGGATGAAAAGCCTGCCCCGCCGGTAACGCCGTTGCTGATGGCGCCACGTCCGGGTCCAGCTATTCCCAGCTTGGCCGCCATGGGCCAGTCGCTCAGTGGGGCAAACGGCACGGGCGCGTTACTGATGGCCTCGGCGCCGGCCCCGCAGGGGCCAGTGCTGGGCGATGTCGCGCGCTCGCTGGCGGTGTCGGCACCGACCAAGCCGGCGGCCGTGGCGATCCAGCCCAAGGAGCCGGAGAAGCCGGCACCGACCAAAGTGGATCAGCAGTTTCAGTACTCGCTGAACATGCCGGTCACGGTGCAAGGGGATGTCAAAGACCCGCAACGCTTGGCCCAGGATCTGATGCCGCACATGCAGCGGATGATGGCGGACGCGTCGAAACAGAACGCGGCCAAGCTGTACGACGAACCCCACGTTTAAGGAGGCCTAATGGCTTACATGGAACAGATGCAATCGGGCCTCAAGTATCTGGTGGAAGCCGGGGAGGCCGGCCGGCGCAGTGCGGACGGCATGCTGGGGCCGGTCAACGGGGCGATCCGCGAGTTGACGGGTGCCGCGTCCGAGCTGGAAAACATCCCGTTTGTGGGGCCGGCTATCGGCGCCAAGCTACAGCGGGTAATGCGCGGTGTGGATGCGGCTCAAGCCAAGGTTGGCCAGGTGGTGGCGGTGTACGGTCGTGCGACTCGGGCTGCCACCGAAGTGCAGGAACGGCTGGGCACACTGAAGGAGCAGGCGGGCAAGGCGGCGACGGCGATTAATAATATCGCCGGCAAGGTCAGCCCATCGTTGGCCAACATCGTGCCCACCAGTTCCTTTGCTGTGGATGCCACGCCGGCGCCGGAAGCGGTGAAGCCGTTCCCGCACTTGCTGATCATCCAGCCCCGCGACCCGAAGATTCAGCCCTATTACTTCAATCTGGACACGGCGGCCTTCGACGAGCTGAGCCGCTCGACCGAATTCCGCTGGGCTTCCCAGGAACGCCTGTCGCGCCGCCCGGCGCAGCAGGCGATTGGGATGGGGGAGGAAAAGCTCACGCTCAAGGGGACGATCTACCCGGGCTTCAAGGGTGGCCTCAAGCAACTCGACACGTTGCGCACCATCGGCGCCAGGCTTCAGCCGCTAACCCTGACCACGGGCTATGGCGAGGTGATTGGGACGTGGTGCCTGAAGACCATCAGCGAGGAGCAGGGCGCGCTGTTGCACGGCGGCATTCCCCGTAAACAAGGGTTCACTCTGGAGTTTGCACGCTATGGCGACGACATGCAGAACGTCTGACGGGGACATGCTCGATGTCATTTGCCATAACGTTTATGGCCATCTGAACGGCAGCACCGAGGCGGTGCTCGATGCCAATCAGGGGCTGGCGGACGAACCCCAGCCCTACCGCACGGGCGTGGTAATCGTGCTGCCGGATCTGCCCCGCCCGACCGATGAAGGGATTAGCTTGTGGGATTAACCTCGGGCAACACCGCCGCCGGCAGTCCGTTGCGTTACGCGTAACGACACTTTGTTTTTTGACCCGCCTTGTGCGGGTTTCTTTTTGGACAAAATCCATGACTCCGACGTTTCGAATCGTTGCCAACGGCGCCGATATTACGGCCAAGATCAACGACCGGCTGTTGTTGCTGCGCACCTCAGACAAGCCCGGCATGGACTCCGACGAGTTTGAGTTGCGCATTGATGATCGTGACGGCGAGGTGCAGTTGCCTGCGCGCGGCAGTTCTATCGAGATCTACCTGGGCTATGCCGAAACGTCCCTGACGCGCCTGGGGCGTTACGCGGTGGACTCGGTCGAAGTGTCGGGTCCGCCGGACACGATTGTGATCAAGGGCAAGGCCAGCGACATGCGTGGCAGTGGCAAGACCATCCGTAGCGGAAGCTGGGAGGACGTGCCGCTGTCGAAGATCGTGGCCGACATCGCCGCGCGCAATGGCTGGCAGGCGGTCTGTCCGGTATCAACGAAAGTCGCCCGGGTGGATCAGCTCAACGAGTCCGATTTTAATTTCATCACGCGCCTGGCCAAGCAATACGACTGCACGGCCAAGGTCGCCGACGGCAAGCTGTTGGTGATGCCGCGTCAAGGTGGCCAAACCGCCAGCGGCAAGGCATTCGGCGCGATCACCCTGACGAAGAGCGACCTTAGTCGCTGGCAGTTTAGTCTCGGGGATCGCAACTCGCACAAGGCCGTGGCGACCAAGCACCAGAACAAGAAGGACGGCAAGCTGGCGGTTGTCACGGTGAACAACGATGACGCCCCGGATGGCTTGCCGGCGGTGCATACCGATAGACATATCTATCCGAACAAGACCGCCGCCGAGGCAGCCGCTAAGGCGCGTTTAGCGGCGTTCAACCGCTCGACCGCTGATGTTCGTCTTGAGATGCCCGGCCGCACGGACATTTTTGCAGAGCGGCCAATCAACGCCCAGGGCTTCAAGGTCGGGCTCGATGGCGAGTATCTGGCGGAATCGGTCGAGCAGGTGTTTACCCAATCCGGCTGGTCCACGACAGTCGAGTGCAATGCCGGTAAGAAAGGAAAATCTAAAGGCAAGAAAAAGAAGAAAGACGGGCCGCTCAAGGTTGTGAGCGTCGAAAAGCTGTAACGCATCCCATGGCCGCCTGAGTGCGGTTTTTTTACGTCTGGAGTTTGTATGAACATCACTCAGCAGCAGTTGCTGCGAATCCTCCCGAACGCCCGCCCAGTCGCGGGCGTTTTTGTGTCAGCCCTCAATCAAGCTATGGCGCGCTTCGACATCACGTCACCGGTGCGGCAGGCGGCTTTTCTCGCCCAGGTGGGTCATGAGTCGGGCCAGCTCATGGCGTTGTCGGAAAGCCTCTACTACAAGGACGCCGAGCGGGTCGCGCAGTTGTTCAAGTATGGCTTTGACCTGAACCGCAACGGTGTGGTTGATCCGGCCGAGGTCGAGGACGCCAAGGGTTACTTGCGCAACTCGGAAAAGATGGCCAACCGCGTGTACGCCGGCCGTAACGGTAACGGGCCTGAGTCCTCGGGGGACGGCTACCGCTATCGCGCCCGGGGCGGAATCGGCATCACCGGCCGGGACACCTACCGACTGTGCGGCAAGGCCCTGGGCCTGCCGTTGCTGGAACAGCCCGAGCTGCTGGAGCGGCCGGAGTACGCGGCGTTGTCGGCGGCCTGGTACTGGTGGGATCGCGGCCTGAACGAGCTGGCCGACGCGGGCCTGTTCGACCGCATCACGCGGGTTATCAATGGCGGCACCAACGGCCAAGCCGACCGCCGCGCTCTGTGGGCCACGGCCAAGGTGGTGCTATGTCCATCCTCGATCTGATTCCGGCGCCTATTCGCCCCTGGGCCGTCGCCCTGGTACTGCTGCTGGTAGCGGGTGCCGCCGCTGGTGGCGCGTGGGTGGTGCAGGACTGGCGTTATGGCCAGACGCTGGCCGAGAAGGTCGCGCAGGCAGCCACTGAAGGAAAAGCCCACGCCGAGGCGGTGACGGCCGCGCTGGCCAGCGAACAGGGCAAGCGCGCCACCCTGGAGGGCCGCTTGAAGACCAACGATGAAACCCACTACCGAGAACTGTCCGATGCAAAGAAAACTCAGCAACGCCTGTCTGATCGCCTTGCCACTGCTGATGTCCGGTTGTCAGTCCTACTCGCCGGCCCCTTCGGCGCCGGTGCTGACGGAGTGCCAGCCACTGCCAGCGCCGGCGGCGTGGTTCATGGAGCCGCGCGCGCCGAACTTGACCCCGCGCATGCTCAACGAATTATCGGCATCACCGGAGACGGCGACGAAGGATTGACCGCATTGGCGGCCTGTCAGGGGTATGTGCGGGCGGTATGGTCAGCCAGTCAGCGGCCGGCGCCGCCGTAATGCGACCGGCTGTCGGCTGGTCATATGCCTGAAACCTTTGATCGGTGGGCGCTTTGGGGGCTACTATCGGGCGGCGCTGGTGGCTCAAAGCTGGCCAGCCACGCATAACGAAGTGTCGCCAGATGGCGAGCGGGGAAAATATTTAAACAGTTTAGATGTTCAAGGCGAGGCGCCTTTGCTATTCTTTTGGCGTCCGGCATCTGCCGAGAGACAAGAATTTCAGGATTTACAAGGGCTTAGAAAAAAGAAAACCCCAGGCCTGCAAGCCTAGGGTTTTCGGTGATCGTTCCGCAAAAAAGCTCTGGAAGACCTCGACAGGTCAGAGTTTAGTGGACGGTCCCCTTCGAAGCAAGCCCATTGCTTAGGGGAAAGCAGCATGTCCGCCATGATGGCCGAGGACGGCCCGCAGACTTTAGTCTGGGGTCTTTCAACTTATCCGCACCCGGGGCTTCACCTTGGGTCGGGAAACCGCTGTGGGCACGACCCGCAACGCTTGGCCACCGAGCGCCTGGCCTTGCCTGAGGTCAATGGCGGCCACCGCCTGCAAATCATCACCAAGTTGCTCAAGCGTGTGGAGGCGTACTTTGCCGACCCGGCGACGATAAAGCTGCTGGCGTACCTGGGCGGCAAGACCAATCGCGACGGCACGCCCCGGCAGAATCGCAGCGAGGGCCGCGAAGCCGAGACGCTGATCCTGTCGGCGATCTATGCCGCCACCGACTTCAAATCCTTGCGTGTTGGCACCTACACAGCGCGTGGCGAGTTTCGCAACGTGCAGTTTGATGAAATCGCCCGCCGTTGCGGCCTGACCCGCGAGCAGAAAGACCCGAAAGACCCGAGCAAAGTCGAGCTAGTCGCGTCGAGCCGCTTCTGGCGTGGAGTAGCGCGGCTAAAGCGCGCCGGGGCGATCGAGGTGTACGAGCAGTACGAAGAAACTACGGACGGCAAGCGCGGCCGCCCGGCGATCAAGACCGTCAGCGAGAAGTTTTTGCGCGCCCTCGGCGGCTTCACCAAAACCGCGATGAAGAACATCCGCAACAAGGCCTCGCAAAAGGTCGCCAAGTTCCTCAACGGTGCCGCGCACAGCGGCGTGCAGAGCAAGGCCGAAGCCGAGCAACTGGAAGCCGAGCTGCGCAGTGCCAGCGTGAAAAAATCCCTGTTCCCGGCGCCGGCCATGAAAAACCAGTTCCCCAAGGAAGTGGTCCGCGATAACGGCTCCGACAGCCTGAAGGCTGACTATCAGGTGTTTGTCGATCAGGTCTATGCCGACATGGCGCAAGCGCTGGGGCGCAAGCCTAAGGGCATGGAAGGCACCAAGCTGTTTGCCCAGCATGGCGGCCTGAAGTTCGACGACTGGGCGCGCCGCCGGCTCAACCTCTAGCCACTCCAAACGCTCCCGCCAAACCCTTTCCCCGAACGCCTCGGGCGACCCGCTGTGGTCGCGCCGAGGCGTTGCCGTGTCCGACCCCTGCCAACCCCCTCCCCGAGCGTCGTTCCGGGCTGAAATAAGCCCTGCCGACCCCCGCTTTCCCCTCCGCTTTGCCCTTCACCTTCCTGCGCCGATCACGGCCGCACCCCCCAAGACAAATTAAGTGATACCCCCAAATGTTAAGTAGGCCAGAAGTAGATTTAACTGGTCAGTGTTCTTTTCCCTTTAAGCTTCCGAAGATCTTGCGGCTTGCCTGCGGCCAGCCTTTTTAATGCCTCGGCAAGCCGAGACCTGTTTGTCTACGCCTGAGCTTCGCCCAGGCAACGAGGCCGCCCGCAATTCGTGCCTACGGCACGGCGGGACGTTGGTTCGCTGTCGCTACCGCCGCCGTTCCGTCAGGAAGGCGCCTTCCAGTCGCTGTGGGCCGCGCTAGCACCAATTACACCCGATAGACCGAGTGGCGTCCCTTCGCTCCTTCACGCGCCGCCTTCGGCTGGCCTGTCGCGCAAGCGCTCCGGCAAACAGTGAGGGGGGTGGGGTCACGGCGGCGGCTCCTCTCGGGGTCGGCGGCGCCTTTTGATCAGTCGCTACAGGCCGTCACCCAGCCCAAGCAGCAATACTTGATCGGCCTAGGCCCGTTCGGTGGGCGAGCCTGTGCGCTTGGCCGGGCTGAATGGGGTGGCGATCACTGTGCTGAAAATGCCAGCGCCAAGTCCGACCGACGTTGTACCGCCTGCGATGTGCCGCTAATTAGCTATTGCGCGAATTAGCTAATAAAGAAATGCGGCAGGGGACGGCGGTGCATTCCGAGTCAGCCACGGCAGAGAGTCTTTCTATAATTAGCTAATTAGCTATTGTGCGAATTAGCTAACTATGTAGAATGCGACCAAGGCCGGGCAATCTCGCTAAGCCTGCAACCCCGGAGCTAACCCGATGACCGCCGCGCAACTCTCGGACCGCATGCAGCAAGTGGCCAACCAACTGCCCACCACTCGCTTGATTGAGGCCGTCCACCTGATCGGCGGCGCCGTCCTGCCCCCCGCCGAAAACATGACCCGCGCTGCACTGTTGACCGCCTATCAGGCGCGTGAAGGCGATGCGGCCTTAGACGCCCTGATGGATGAAATCGGACTTTAAGGACAGTAGCCCCGGCCTGCCGGCCGGGGCGCACAGTGGAGTGCCCGCGATGGCCCGCAAGAAACCTATGCAATACGTCCCTCTGGAAGAGCGTCCCGAGTTCATCGCGGCCGTCGCTGCATTGCCGGCCGACCCCGTTGAACTGGAGGCGCGCGCCTCGGGCGCTCGACAGCTCTACCATGACGCCATGCTGGCAGGTGATGTGCCGGCGCTGGACGAGGCCGACGTGGTGTATCGCGCCTGTGTGATCAAGCTCAACGGCGGCACGCACTTCGGCTCGGCGGTGGTTCAGGTTGCGTTAGAGGCCAAGTTTTCGGCGCCGTCTGGGCAGGTGCCCGCGTGGGGGCAGGCCGGCGAATTCCTGCTGGAAGTCGAGGGCATACGCATCGTGGTCAAGATGTGCCCCGATTCGCTGTCGAACCACTGCGGCGCCGAGCTGCGCGCGGTGGACTTCGACCGGCCCTTTTTGAGTCGGACCGGGTATCGGCATCAGTACATGCGTCCGGCGCAGCACCTGGGCCGCTCTGTGGATCAAGCGGTGCGCGCTGAGGTGCTGGAGTTGCTGGCAGGCGAGGGCAAGGCGGTGGCCATCGACCAAGAGCATGGCACGCCGAAAGACCGCAAAGTCTATCCGTGGCTGGCGGATGCGCTGGCCGGCGTTCGGCCTGATGGCCAGATGGCCATGTTCGGCGATGCGCCGAAAGATCCAAATGCCAAGGTGCCGCAGAGTAATGCCGAGCGGCAACGGCGGCACCGGCAGCGGCTGAAAGAACTGGCCGACACTGAAGGGCTCAAGGCCATTCCGCTGACCCAGACTGACCGCATGGTATTAAGCCTGGGCCTGCTGGCCCACGAAGACCTCGACCACCGTCCAAAGGATTGGGCGACCACGAAAAAGCCCGGGTTTGACGCGTTGCTGACCAAGCTGTGGCCCGAGGGTGAAAACGGCCGTTACTTGGCCGAGCCGCAACGCAGTACCCGCCGCCCGGCCGCCTTTTTGCGCGATGAGCTGGCGCGGCAGCAGACGATGGTGCAGCGCCTGCAAGAAGAAAACCGGGCGTTGCGCGCGGGCCAGCCGGTCGCGGCTGAAGTCAGTGTGTCCGCTGACGATCCGCATAACTGGGCGCGTACGGTTCGACTGACCCGGGATGAAGATTCATTGATGCTGTGGGCGTTCAGTGTGTACTTCACGGCGCGCGCTGACCTTGAACATCTAGAGTCGCCGTATGTGCTTGAAAACCTTGAGCGGATTTTTCAGGGGTGCCCAATTTGGACCGATGAATTTAAGGCCAATCTTGACCAAGATCAGGGGGTAATCAACCGCAATAAACATCGCGACAAGGAAGCTAAACGCGGCTGGAAATGCTACGAGGATGAGCGCAAGACGACGGATAAACTGTACAAGGAGCGGACCGCCGACCGTGCCGAAATCAAGCGTTTGCAGGACGCCATTCAGCAAATCGCCCAGGAGGTTGCCGGGCCATCCACGGTGGCACCGGTAGCCGGGTGAGTAGGTGGCCGTTATGCGTAACGACCCCAGGCCATCGAGCGGGATCAGCCCCCGCCGGTTGACCGAATAGGCACATGTGCCTATTATCTTGCATTAGGCACATGTGCCTATTCGTCTTCACCTTGCGCTTGAGTTTTTCATGGACAATCGAACCCGTTACCTCAAGCTGTTGAGCGCGCACGACATCACCCAGGCCTATAGCGCCGTGGTGATCACTGCCGTCACCCAGCGCCCTTGCTCCGAGCGCACCGTGCGTTCCTGGCTGAATGATCCCGCCAAGCCCAGCGCCCGGCCTTGCCCGGCGTGGGCCGTGGAGGCGCTGGAGAAGGGCATCGGCTATATGCAGCGGGCCGTGGCCCGTCGACAGGAGGGGTGAGGCCATGCTCCCGCCCGAATGGCAAGAGGCCCTAGCCGCGTGCCTGTATTGCACGGCGGCACCGGCCGACCTCGGCCGTTATTGCTCGGCCTGCTATGGGCGGGTGTTTCATGCCGATGGCGCGCCCCTGGTGCTGGGCGATCCGGCCGACCCCTGGCGCGAATTCAACGCCGAGGCGGATCGGGCCCAGGCCGATGCCAAGGTGCATGCGGTGCTGGCCCCGCGAGTGGCGGCCCGCTGGTTTTTCCCGGTCAAGGTAGCGGCGCGCAAGTGCGGCCCGAACAAACCGACCACCCACACCCGACCCGGCAAAAAGGAAGCCCCGCGATGATTGAGCTGCCCCCGAAGTTTCCCGACAACCCCGGCCACGCGAACGGCACCTGTGAGGACTGCGGTGCGCCGTGCCAGGTCTATGGTTGTCGCTGGTGCCCGGGCTGTTACGACGCCGGGTCGGAACGTATCCGCGAAGCCAGCCGGGCGGCGCGTGCCGCGACCGGAAAAACTTTGCACCCAACTGGAATAACTTTTCCACCTGAAAGGAGCCCCGGACGTTTGTCGTCCGAAAAACGGACATCAAAAAAGGAGCCAAAGTGGGGAAATCCCACTTTGCCCGGCAAAAAAGGAACCCCCACCATGACCAACACGACCACCGCCCAAAAAAACGCGCTGCTTAATATCCTGCGGATCAAGATCGACAAGATAGGCAAGGCCGAGCGCCGCTATATCGACCGCCGTGAAGAGAGCGCGCGCGCCTATGCTGAGGCCCTGGCCGACGCGAATATCATCACCGATGACGAACGCGACGAACTGTATGACAAGGCCAAAGAGGCCGCCGAGGCCGCCGTGCGTGCGTTCAAAGCCGCCGAGCAGGCATAACCGAAAGGAGCCCCCACCATGCTGACGATTGACCCCGCCGGTTTCAGTGCCCGGCGCCTAGCCTTTATGGAAACCTTGCAGGCCGTCCTGCCGCACCGCGAGGATCTGACCTTGGGCATGCTGGCCGAGGCGCTGCGCGTGCATTCGGCGGGTTCGCTATACAGCCAGCAAGCGTGGGCCGAGCATTGTCTGGAGCGTGTGTTGCGCGGCGAGCCGTTGCCGTGGGAGCCGGCGCCGTCCGGACTGACCCCGCCGTTAGCGTAACGACCCCGATTAAATCCCCCGTTTCGGGGGTATTTGAATTCAACCGAAAGGAACCCCCGCCATGCCGATGATCGAACAGAACAACCCGGCCACCGTGGAACGCGCGCGCAAAAAGATCGCCCAGCTATTCGACGCCGCCGATTGGGCTGATCTGAATTATCGGTATGCGGTCGCCTCGGGCTGGCTGTCGGCGCTGCAACTGGAAGGGCTGGTGAGTAGCGACACCTTTCGCGGCCTGTATGCCGAACTGGATCACGCGCGGGGAGAGGCGTCGCTATTGCCGCCGGCTGAAAGTGACCCGCCGCGTTACGAATAACGCCGCTTATGTTCAATCGACCCCCGCACTTAGGGCTAAGGCGGGGGTCTTTTTTTAGGCCGAAGAACATCACTTATAGGTAAAGTGATGTATCATTTTGCACGCAAATGATTTTACGCGCAGTCAGCCACTCACTCGCAAAGGAAGCACGCCATGAGCGACACCATCGCCAAGACCGCCCAGGCCTTCACGACTACCACCTGTCGCCACTGCGGCGGCACCGCCCTGACCTGGGCGACGTCCATCGTCAATCGCTCCGCTGTACAGAACGGCCGGCTTAATACCCACGACGTGGAGTGTCTGTTTCATCTCGGCTGTGACACCTGTTCCGAAACGCTGGCCATGGTCAGCGCGGATCGGGTGGCCGATCTGGTCAATGCCCGAGCGGCCGAGCAGCACCCCGCCGATACCGACGCCGCGTGACGTGTCACACACTCATTTAAAAAGGAGATTCACCCATGGCTGACCTTGAGTTGATCCTGCCGACCGTCGTCGTTGAAGGCGACGAGCTGGTAATCCGCATCCATCAGCGCACCTTGGCCCATTCGGTGGCCATGGGTGACAACTGGCCCGTCAGTGGCGACGGCCAGCCCATGGCGTTTGTCATTGATCAGGCGCTGTTGATGGCCGAGGTGGCCACGCAGTTGCTGGAGGAAGACGAGCAGGGCGCCACGCCCTTGCACCAGCTGTTCGACGCGGCCGCGATGGCCATCATTGAGCAGGGTGGCGAGTCCATCGAGCTGCGCGAAGATGAGGACGACGACCAATGAGCGGGGCCCAGGTGTATATCGGTCATGACGTCGCCCTGGAGCTGGTCGGGGTGACGTTGTCGGGCCTGCCGGACCTGCCGGCCTTGGGGGTGCCGCTGTCGGCGTCCTTCACGCTGCGCCCGTCGTTGCCGGGGGATAACGATCCGTTGCGCCCGGCGGCGAGCCGCTTTGTGGCGGCCCGGCCCTTCACCGGCCCCGGGGCGCTGATGCGCCGCTTTGGCATTGGCCTGTGGCGGGCGCGCTGGCTGTTGATCAGTCTGGAGGATCAAGGGGTGGTACGCGGGCACTGGAATCGGCTGGTGGCTGGCTGCCCCGCCGGTATGCGTGATGTGTATGCCTACCGCATGTACCGGGTCCGACCACACGCGTGGGCCGCGTTGCAAGGCGGTGCGTAATGGCGGCCAAGAATATCACCGCCGCCGATGTGGAGCGTTTCGAGGCGCGCCTGTCGCGCCTGGTTGAAGAAATCGCCGAGACGGTGTGCGAAGACACCCTAGACAGTGCGGTCTACTACGTCCGCTTCACGCTGCGCAACGGGATCAAAAACGGCTATAGCGCCATTGCCGGTGAGGCGTGGCAGTTGCGCATTCGTCGCGCCAAGGCTGAGGTGGCCCGCCGCCTGGTAAGGGTCGAGCGTCCGCCCGGGGCGCTCAACGTCCACGGCCTGGACATCGCTTATTTTCGGCCAAGGATGCAGCGCTTTCTCCAAGTTCTGAACCTGTACACCCCGGAGGAGTTCGCCCGCGAGTGTGCGCGCATGGCCCGCATGGCCGACCCGGTGGTGCTGGCCGAGGACGAATTCCAATGAGCCTGCCGCGTTATGTGCTGTGTCCGGGTTACGTGATTAGCCGCACCGATGGGCAGCGGCATTTTGTCGGGGTGTCCCAACTGCGCCAGTTGTACGGGGTGCCGAGGCACGAGTGTGTGACCTATCCCCAGGGCGACGGTGATCAGGCGGATATTCTGCGGCGGATCTGGCGTGCGCCGCCCGGCTCGGTCGAGCTGCGGCCACGATACGATGGCGACTACACGCTACCGGCGTTACGGTAACGCGGTCGGCGTCTGGTACGCTGCCCGGGTTGTCGATGTGGGTGATTGGAATAAAGGGGGCGGGGTGGTGTTTTCAATGTGGGACCGGGGGCAGCATGAAGCGTAAAGGCTTCGATGAGGGCCAGTTGCTGGAACTGATCGCCGGCGGCTCGGTGCGGGAGTGCAAAGTGGCCCGGCACGGTGAGCGCTGGGCGGTCTATGTGCGCCTGGGCGGCCCTGGGGCCAACTGGCTGGCCGTGCGTTCCCAGCGCGAAGGGGTTCGCACCTGGGCGAGTCTGGACACGGTGGAGCGGTTCACTTCGGGCGCTGGTATCCGGGCGTTTGCCGTCGAGTCGTGACCGGTCACACGGATAATAAAAAGCCCCGATTAGGTCGGGGCTTTTTTGTCGGTGGGGGTTCATCTATTCCAGCGGGCCCGCTCAATCGCGTGCCGCACGCCGGGTGTGCAGCGCTGCAAGAATTCGGCGATTTGCCCGGGGCGGATCTTGCCCAAATCGTTAACGGGTGTGGTGCGCAGGGTGGTATATTCTTGGTCTGACATGTCGGTTACCTTTTGCGGGGTTTCGGTATGTTATGAGCGCCAAGGAGGTCGAAGACCTTGGCGCTCAATCCTTTCTCAGTTGGACTCCCAACCTTTTTTCTTCATGTAATCCGCCATTGCCTCCCTAAACGCGTCCACCTGGGCCATGTCGTTGCTTGCGCAGAACAAGCGAAAGTTTCGGCGGAACGCCTGGGGCAGTTTGAAGCCCAAATCCACTAACTTGTCGTCAGCGGCGACCTTCGTGTTATTGCCGACTGCGGCTGTTTCGGTGGCGGTCTGTGGCGGCTCGCCCAGGCTCTTGCGGCGTGGTGGCTTGGCCACTTTGACGGCGGGAGCATCGGGGGTTGTTGTGGTTTTGCTGGCCATGGTTGTGAGTCCTGAATGCGCGGTGAATTGATCTTAACAGCGATTTAGCGATTTAGCTAATTAGCTATTAGGCGGAGATCAACCGTTCGAAGTGGTTAACCGCCGATTGAATGACCTGCATGGCTTCTGTGCGCGGCCCCTTAAAAGGCGTTTCGGTGATCGAGCGCCCTTCGTTCATGGCGGACGCGTAGCAGTCCTGATTGCGAATCGAGCCGTCGAGGACGGCAAAGCGGGTTTTGCCCAAATAGACGCGCGCAGCGTCCACCGGCGCCGAGCGTGTGCTGGCCTTGCACAGAGCGAACACAATCCGCTCAACCGGCACCCCGTGCGAATCGACCAAACTGTTGGCCAGCGAAATTTGTGGTTCAAGGTCGTCGAGGGTGAGGCCGGTCGGGAGGATCAGCAGTTGGCAGGCTTTGGCGATTCTGACGGTTTCTTCGGTGGCGTTCGCCGGGCCATCAAAAATGTACAGGTCGGCATCACCGGCACGGCTCATGGCGGCGGCCACGTTTCCATAGAGCTGGACGGGAACATCGGGTGTGATGCCGGCGCGCAAGCGGCGCTGCCCCCAATTGGTCGCGGTGGCTTGTTTGATGTCGAGGTCGATGATTTTGGTTTCCCAGCCGGCCACGGTGTAGGTGGTGCCAAGAGCGCGGGCGATGGTGGATTTCCAGGCGCCGCCTTTTTGAGAGATACAGCCGATTGCGTGAGGGGTTTGCATCTGCGGGGTTTCCTTTATCGAATTAGCGAATTAGCTAAAGACGAATAAAGTATAACCCCGGGGATCAGAATGACAAGCTAATTAGCGTTTTAGCTAATTAGCTAACAGCTAGAAGTGCGCCGGCCAGTTGAAAGCACTGGGCAAGGCGAACGCTTTCGAGTTGGCCGCCTGGGCCGCTGGCGGCGCGGGTGATGCTGTTCCTGGCCAGTCGCGAAGCGGGAGCGGTGCGGCCGCCGCGTCGGGTTTGGTTGCGGTTGCCATCGTCTACGTGCTCGGTCGCACACAAGACCGACAGCAGTAGGCAGAGCGCCCGAGGAATCAGCACGCCCAGGGTGAAGGCGCGGGCAATCATGTGGGGGTGTGTCTTGGCGCCGAGCTTGGCTTTTATGTTGCTTTCCAGTAGCCGGAAGCTGCTTTGATCGACGCCAATGAGTGCGCCGATGGTGCTGGGGGAGTCACCATCGGCCAAGCCTACCAATACGCGTAACTCGGCATTAGAGAGAGCCTGACCCGGTCGCCCTATAACGTCTTCGCCGTGAATGTCCTTTTCAGCGTACATCGTGTGTGTCCTTACCCCGGGGATGATTAGGCGGCTTTTGAGACTTTGAGCTGGCCGGCAATGCTGGCCAGGTGTTGAATTCCTTGGGTGAGTTCTACGGCCAAAGAAGCAATGAATTCGAGGGCGTCGGCATGGTCGCCGGTGTCGATTGCGCGCATGGCCAAGGCGCTAATGCCGGCGGCCTGGGCGGCTTGGGTATTCATCGTAATGACGATCTGGCGTTGGTTTTCTTCGCTGAAGAGGACGATGCCTGTGCCGATGGAGGTGCCGGCGGGTGAGGTGGTCAAAATTCCTGTGGTCATATCAGATTACTACCTTGCATTCTGTTAATTACACTAAAAGTGTAAATCCATGTGGTTTCTTGCCCCAAAATGGGGCGTTTATTGCTTTTGGATCAGGCCATCACTCTCTGTTAGGCCCTGGTGTGTCCAAAGGGCGCAACTATAGAGGTCGCCACCAGTGATGGCAAAAAGCAATTACTACAAGGCTTTAATCGGCTTTGGCGGTGTCTCGCGGAGGTTACAGGCGGGAGCGAAAGCGGAAAAGCACCAATATTGCTTAATCGTGTTTTAAACAGTTTAACTGTAAAATTAAGACGTAGAAAGCCCCTCGATGGGGGCATTTTTTTAGCGCAAGTGATTGATCATGCGCACGCGTCCGATGATGTGCAGGCCGCCCAGTTGTTCCGGGGTCAGGGTCTGGTCGGGGTAGCGATCCGGGTGTTCCGCTTGAATGGCGTAATTGCCCTCTAGGGTTTGACGAATCCAGCGCAGCCAAAGCCGGCTATTAACCATGATTGCGAAAATGTCGTTACGGGTAACGGTGGTTTCGCTGAGGTCAATCAGTGCGCGGTCGCCTTCTTCAATGATGCCGGCCATGCTGTCGTCCGGCGCTACGACAAGGAGGATTTTCTCCTTGCTCAGCTTGATGCTGTCTAGAAAGCTTGAGCGGAATGCCAGTGCGTTGTCGCCGAGCTTAACTAGGCCGTTCGGGCTGGGTACGGTCGATTGGGATGGCACCGAATATTTTCGGGTTTCGGGTGAGGTTCCGTCGTCGTCCGTAAGTCCTGCGAGATACGCGGGCGGCTTGCCGAAGAGTTTGCCCAAGATAAACAGCATTTCTAAGGGCGGGATATTGATCCCGAGTTCCCAGTTCCCATACCGGGAAGTGCTGAACTTCGTCCCGGTGATCTTCGCCAATTCAGCGGCAGTTTCCGCGAACGTCCATCCTTTGTGTGCGCGGCACGCCTTGAGTCGAGGGGTTATCTTGTCTTTGATGTCAAACATTGGCGTCTCTTTAGGAATCATTCCAGCCGCTGAATATACATTCAAAGTGTAAGGAACACTAAAAAGAACTTGTGTTTAGGTTTGCTGCTGTCCAATATAAACAGCATATCTGTTAAAAACGGAATCGCTGTGGAACTGAACGCTTGGATTGATAGTCTGTCGCCACAATCCGCCTCAAAAATTGCGGCGGATAGGTTGGGTGAGAAACGCAGAACGGTCGATTCGTGGCGCCGTTTTGAGAGCCCGCCATCCTTTCGTGCTGCCCTCAATATCATTGTGGTGTCCGGTGGGGTGGTGGACTTTAACGGCATCTATAACCCGTTTTGGCGGGCTCTGGAGAACGGCACGGCGAAATTCAAGTGGGTCGGCCCGGTGCCGAGCTTCAAAGAATGAAGACGTCAAACTTCCCGGTGGGGCTGTCAGAGATGGTTATCGGCCGCAAGGTCGAGCAGCGGTTTGGCTTGCTCGGCATCGGCCGACTGCTGAAGCTGGTCGAGCTGGTGATTGAGCGCGCGGACGGCTCCCGCTCAGCCCCTACAGCGGTCCTGGCTTGGGGCGATTTTCTCGCGGCCCTGCATTGCAATCAGGAAGACGCCGGCGAATTCCTGAGCTACTGCGATCACGCTCGGGTGCTGGATCGTGGCGACGAAGACGGCCGGCTGCGCCTGACGCTGGTCGGCGAGCTGGTCGCTCGATTTTCCCCGCCGGATGCGCCGGCCAAGGTCGTGGGCGAGCGCCTGCTGTTCAATACCGATAAGCAGTGGGTCGAGTGGTTCAAGGTTGACCTGAACTGCCCGCCGTACCTGCTGAATGATTCCGCAACCCGTCAACTATTCCGCCGCTGGTGCGCGACTAACGTCACCGTCGACGAAGTGGAGGCCGCCACCGAGCGCGCCATTAAGGCCGGTGAGGCGCCACACCCGGCTGTCTTGCATGACCATCTGAAGGCCCTTCGCCTCGACAAACTTCGCGCGCTCACTTGATCGCGCAGCAAGGGGAATATTGTGTTTTTGATTGCTCTGTCTGGCGGTGAAATCGCCGACCGCGAACGTATCACCGATAACCTTGTGGGGTCCGGCAAGGCCCGCTTGGCTGGCTTTGCCATGAATCCGCCGCTGCGCCGTGGGGCTACCGCGAAGAAGCTGCCGCCGCTCGATGGCAAGGCCCGCGCGGCGCGACTGGCTCAGGCCATCGAAGGCCTTGAAACGCGGCCGCCGGTGGCGGGCGGTCTGGTGATTGTGCATTGCCTGACGCTGGAAGAAGCGGCGGTAGTGCGTGAGAGCGGCGGCGAGGTCTGGCATGTCTACGGCGCGAAACCTTCGGCCCTGGTGCCGATTCGCCGTGCTGATCGCATGGTGACCATGGGCGAAAGCGGATTCGGGCATGTCCTGTCGCCGCTGGAGGCGCTTTCCGAGTACTTGCTGGCGATGGGGCTGGCGGCACGCTCAAGCGTGCATGAGCGTGCCCGTGCGTGAGTCGAGCCGGGCACTACCGGCTTATGCCTATGGCGACCCGGCCAGGATCATCGAAGCCCAGCAAATTCGCGAGGGTGGCTGTTCGCTGTGCGTGCGCTCGGAAACCATTTTAGGGGTGCAAATGTGCCTCAGTAATTTGAAGTTTCCGGCCTGTCGCCGCGACACCAAGAAAGGCCACAAGCTGACGTCTAGAGCCGGTGGCTAGGGGATGTAATGGCAAGGCGTGGACGTAAGCAAGGGGCAATCGGTTACGAGCTGTGGGCCCAGTGGTGCGCCTCAGGCGGAACTGTCAGCGCTGGTCGCTCGATGCTCGCCAAGCTGATCGACAACAAGGGCGAGCTGTTCTTTGGTGGTTCGGGTAGGTCCACTGAGCCCGCCGATTCGCTTGAGGCCCGAATAGAGTCGGCCGTGGTCGCCATGGCCGGCTCAAGCCCTATCTGTGCCGATGTGTTGCGCCTGGAGTATGACGCCGGTTGGTGGGGTGTGATCACGCGGCGCGGGATCAAGGGCTACGACCCTCGTGGGGTTGGCCAGTTCGAAAAGGCCGACGCCCTGGGGATCAGTTTCGCCACCTATAAGCGCCGGCTCTCTGAGGCCCGCGCGACTATCGAAAATCAGTTGGGGGCTTAATGACTCTGCATCCGTTGTTTGCTGGCTTCAAAGACTCAAGCCCTTACGCCGTAGGGGCTGCCCTGGGCTTTTCGATTCATATCGAGACGGCACTGGGCCCGCTGCCGTCCACGCTCGACCCGCTGCAACGGGAAAGAATGCGTGAGGGTGGGGATCTGGCCGGTTTTCAATTCGCCGGTGGCTGGGGTGCGCCCGGTGCGCATTGCCTGATGTTCGCCAAGCCCCTGACCATGCTGGCCGCATCGTGGTGGTTCGTGGGTGAGGGGGAGCAGGCGGTAAAAGCGTGCATCAATTGCGGCCACTGGCAGCGCGCCCTTCCTTCTCCCGGAGCCTTGGCCATGCTGGGCCGGTACGAAGCGGCAGACGCCTGCGTGGCATCCCTGACAGGCGCATTCGCGCCTTAGCAAATAAGCGAATTAGCACATTAGCGAACCCGGCGCCTTGAGTGTCAGGGTTTCGCTTTGCCTGAAGAAAGACAACGCCGCCCGCCGGCAAGGCCGTGGGCATCACCGAGGCTTGCACCATGGCAACACTTAGCGTCTCCCTGTCCGATGCGGTCATTAAGCGTTATGCCGATGATCCGACCATTGTTGAGCTGAACGACCCCCGTCACCCGTTGCGTTTTCGTTACCGTAACGACCGCACCCGGGGCAGTTGGCACATAGTCCGGCATGACAAAGGCGACATCTGGAGAAAGGCCGCGAACTGGCCCGCCGTACCGGCCCGGCTGATGATCGACAGCGTGCCGGCGGTGCTGGCTCGCTTGATGGCTGATCCGAAGGCAGCGGCCACCGTGGATGGCTGGGAGCGGGTGGGCCAGGTGCTGGGCTGGTACGTCGAGCGGCTGAAGGCTGATCGGAGTCTGTCCAAGGATCGCCGGGCGTCCTCGATGTCGCTGATCAACCGCCAGTTGTTGCCCGCCCTGGGCGAACTGCACCTGAGCAAACTCAATCCCGACACACTCGACCGGCACCTGATTTGGCACATGCAGGAAGAGTACAGTCTGGGCTACGTCAAATCGGCGTTGGACGTGCTGAAGGTGGTGTTTAACCGCGCACTGACCCTCAAGAAAATCACCGTCAACCCCATGGCGGGGGTGACCTTCGGCAACTTCACCAAGGCCAAGATCCGGCCCAAGGGCGCGCGTTTGCGTCACGTCGCCGTGGTGGATCTGCTGGCCGCATGGGCTGAGGCCTTCGCGAGTGATCCGGCCGCTGTGGCCCTAATGGTGCTGATGCTGACCCATGCAACCCGAATCAGCGAAACCCGCTTGGCCAAGTGGAAAAACATCCATTTAGACGCCGGTGAGTGGTTCATTCCCGGGGCTGACACCAAATCCAAGCGCGACCACCTGTTGCCGCTAACCCCGCAAGCCGTGGCCTTTCTGAGTCGGTACCGAGAAAACCAAAAGGCGAGGGGGTATGACGGGGCCTATCTGTTTCCGTCCACCGCGCACGCTGGCCGTCCGATGTCCCGTAGTCAGGCCTTCGCTGTGTTCACCCGTTACGGTGCCGGCGAGTGGACCAGTCACGACCTGCGCAAGCTCGCGCCTTCTATATGGGCAAACCTGGGCGTTGATCCGCTGGTGGGCAAGCTGTTGCTCAACCATTCCACGACCGATCTGGAGCGCACCTACTTCCAAGCCATGGGCGAGCAGGTTAAGCGCAACGCCCTGGACCGCTGGCATGGCTGGCTCGATGCGCAGGGTTTTGACGCGTTGCAGGACAAGACAGGAGCAAGACGCGCGGTTAAGCCCGCTGCCGTGGACCCGGCGGGATGGCTGGCTTAGCGCCCAAAACCAAAATTAATCATATAAGAGGATTTTAAATGGACGCTCAGACCGCCATGGGGCAGATGGAGCAGATGGAGGGCGACGCTGCGCGCATCGTCGCTTGTGTCGAGCTGGCCGAAGAGGCGGGGCTTGTGACGCGTCACAGCGATGGCGAAAGCGAGCTGAGCGCCGAGGCGATCCGCAAGCGAGAGCAGCGAGAGCGCGACGCGGCGGCCGGGGTTGTGGAGTTGCGCGCCAGAATTGGGCCGGTCGAGGCGGCGCAATTGGCTGAAGCCCTTATATTTCGGGCATCTGGAGCCGAACCGTATACCGCAACCGAATACGTTTTGACGCTGCTCCGGCGTGACGCTGATTTGATCAAACAGCAGCGCGAGGTTGTGGCAAACAAAATCTGCGCGCACTGCCGAAAGCCCATGCCACGGGGCTGCGGCGGGGTTTGGGCGGGTGAGTTGCCCTGCGTTTTGCCGCAACTTGAACGGGCGTTGTGGCTCTGATGGGGTGTCAAAAATCGCAGGGTTGACAGGGTCGAGTTAAAACAGGATTACTGTTTTTTACAGGTAACGTGTTTACAGGCGTGAGCTTTTCCCCTACTCTTTGCTCCATCGTGGTGTTTTTGCGAACGCAGCACCCCTCAGCTTGAATCCCTTTAGCCCCCGGCCCTCACAGGTCGGGGGTTTTTTTATGCCCGCTCCCAGCGCCGGGAGGAACCGAGATGCGAAAAATGCCTGAGAAAGATCCTGCCTTTTGGGCCGTGGTGCTGGTGGCGTTAAAAGAGAACGGCTTAGCCATGGGTTTGGCGTTCGTTTTGGCTTGGCTGCGGATTCAATACGACGCCAAGGAGACCAGCACCGGCCGCAAGTTACTGGAAGCCTCTATCGGCTCGCTGATCGTGCTGTCGGTCGGTCTGACGGTCAGAGAATTCAATGTTAGCTACGGCTGGGCTTTGGCCTCGTCGGGCTTTGTCGGTGCGCTCGGTATCGAGTACGTCCGACAGTTCGGCAAGCGCTTGGCCGAGAAAAAGGCGGATCTGAGTTGAGGTCGCGGCCGCTGGTGACGTTGTTGGTGGTCCTGTTGGCTTACGCCTTTACGGGGCATGTGGATTGTCGAGAGTCGGAAGCCTGTCAGGCGCCGGCCGTTACGCATAACGAGGTGTTTCAGTGAACAAATCAGTTTATTTGGTGGCTCTGTCGGGTGGTCTGACGCACACCGTAGAGGCGGACGAGGTTCGCCCCGAGTCTGATGGTAAGTCGGTCTCGCTTTACATCGGTCGTCAGCTCGTTGGGCATTTCTTCGGCGTTGATTCGGTAGTGAAACAGCCGGCTCAGCCTGAGGCCATGCCCGCGCCGGGCCTTGAGTACGTGTCCGGTGTTGCTGAGCTGGCTTCCTTTGAGTGTCGGCCGGCTGTTTCGATTGGCGAGATCAATGTCACTGTCAGTTCGATTGAAGAGGCTCGCGGCTTTGTTGCTGAGGCTCGGGCGATGATGGCTGCCATTGTGCCCCGGCCGGTTTGACTGTTCCTGTTAAGCCATCACCACCCGCGCCACCGCCAATGAGGTCGGGTGCCCCGTCGTCGCCCTGGCTGGGCGTCGTGCTGCAAGTGGTGGTGTCGATGATGTTCGGTGCCTTCTGTGCTTTACGCATGGTTGGCTATTGGTAGCGGGGCCGGCATGTTCAAACTCGACTTATCGTTAGATGCAGCGCCTATATCGGCTGCCTTCCTAGAGCTGGAACAGAAGCACCTTCCCTTCGTATTGGCCTTGACCGCGACCCGGCTGGCTCAGCGGGTCAAGAAGGGCACCATTACGGTGATGAAACAGCGGCTCGACCGGCCGACACCGACCACGCTCAATAGCCTGTTTGTCCAGATGGCGACCAAGAGTCGCGCGGCTCAGGTCTATTTCAAGGATTCATGGGCGTCAGGCATTCCGGCTGATACCTACCTGCAGCAAGCGGTGGGGGGTGGTAAGCGGCCGCATAAGCGGTTTGAGAAAGCGTTGATCGCACGCGGCCTCATGCGCAGCGGTGAGTACGCCATTCCGACCGCGCCCTTTATGAATCAGTACGGCAACGTGTCACGCGGCACCATGACCAAGATCCTTTCGGGCTTGGGTGCGGCCGAGGCACGGACCGGCTACCAAGCCAACGCCAGTGGCAGCGCTCGAAGCAAGCGCAAGGGCAACGCCCACCGGTTCTTCTCGGGTGAGGTCGATGGTGCGCGGGGTGTGTGGGAGCGCAAGACGATGGGCATGGGCGATGCAGTCCGGCCGGTCTTTGTCTTCAGTTCCTCTGCGCCCAGCTATCGCACAATTTTTCCGTTCTTCAAGATCGCGCAGAACATCGTCAAGGCCAACTACCCGGCCGAGTTCGCGGCGGCGTTCGCTCAGGCCACGGCCACCGCGAAACCCTGACCCCTGGAGGTCGAAAATGTCGAGCAAGGGTGCCTTTCGTGCAGATTTGCCCTGCTTTGGGGCGCCCCTAGCGAAATCCGACGGGTCCCTCTGGCCCCCACCCCCTAGGGGGTAATTCGGGCCCCGCTCGTCCGCTATGTATGACCCCATTCCTGACGTTGGTTGTTGTTTCTTTATGGCTAATCCATCGATCACCCGTAAGCCGGAATGGCTGAACAAGACGCGCATGGCCGACAGCCTCGGTATATCGACGCAAGCCTTTGATAAATGGGGCGTTGCGGCGGTGGCCAAGATCGGCCGCGAATCGTTTTACGACGTCCGGTCGGTGCTGGAAAACCGGATCAAGCACGCCGGGCAGAAACAACAACCGGTCGATGAGAACGGAAACGAGATCGATCCGCTCATTGAATACAAGTTGCAGCAGGCGCGGTTGCGATTGACCGAGGGTCAAGCCACCGCCCAGGAGCGTCGGAACAAGGTCAAGGACGGCGAGCTGGTGCCGGCTGATTTTGCCGTGTTCGCCCTGGGCCGTTTGGCCGCCATGTTGGGCTCTACGCTCGACACCGTTCCGAAGAACCTAAGACGCAAGCATCCCGACTTTGAGGCCCGCCACCTTGAAGCGGTCGAGCGTGAGATTGCCGTTACGCGTAACGAGGCGGCCGGTTTGGCCGAAGCCATCCCGGAGATTTTGAATGAGTACATTGCCACCCTGGACGAGGGCGCTGACTGACGCTGTCCGTCGCGGGCTGGCCGCGCTGTACAAAGAGCCGCCGCTAACAGCGGTCGAGTGGGCCAACAAGCATTTCTATCTGTCGTCGGAATCGTCCTATCAGGAAGGGCGGTGGATCACGGCGGCGTTTCAAGTGGCCCCGCTCAATGCCATGGGCAACGACCTGATTCGCGAGGTCAACCTGCTGAAGTCGGCCCGGGTCGGCTACACCAAAATGCTGATGATCAACATCGGCTACAAGGTCCAGCACAAGAAACGCAACGTTCTGAGCTACTGCCCAACGGACCCCGATGCTGATGAGCTGATGAAGCGGCACGTCGAGACGATGATTCGTGACGTTCCGCTGTTGCTGGATCTGGCGCCCTGGTACGGGCGTAAGCACCGCGACAACACCATGGATGCCAAGCGTTTCGATAACCAGAAAATGCTGTGGTGCCTGGGAGGCAAGGCGGCGCGCAACTACCGGGAGAAAAGCCCGGACGAAGTCCTCTATGACGAGCTGTCGAAGTTTGACGACGACATTGAAGGGGAGGGTTCGCCGACCTCGCTGGGTGATAAGCGTCTGGAGGGCGCGACTTACAAGAAGTCGATTCGCGGCTCTACACCGGGCATCGCGGGCGAGTGCCAGATTAGCCGGGCGGCGGAAGAGTCGCCGCACATGCTGCGCTTTCACATCAAGGCGCCGTGCTGCGGTGCTGAGCAGCATTTGAAGTGGGGCGGGCCTGATGAGCCTTACGGCCTCAAGTGGCGCAAAGACGGATATGGCCAAGTCGAAAAGGCCTGGTATTTGTGCGAGCACTGCCAGGGCGGGACCTTCGAATATCACGAGATGGTGATAGCGGCCGAAACCGGGCGCTACATCTGCGAGCGTTCGGGGATCTGGACGCGTGACGGCATGGAGTGGTTCGGCCTGGATGGCGAGCCGATCAAAACCCCGCGCTCTGTCACGTTTCACATTTGGACCGTCTATTCAACGTTCACCACCTGGGCGGACATTGCCGCCGAGCGCGTCAAGGTCGGTAAGGACCGGGGCAAGCTGAAAACCTTCGTCAACACCACGCTGGGCGAGGTGTGGGAGGAAGACCAAAGCGAGCGCCTGGACTGGGAACAAATACGGGATCGCCGAGAGGTTTATCCGCAAGTACCGGGCCGCGCGGTTGCGCTGTTCGGCGGCATCGACACCCAAGACGACCGGTATGAGGGACGTGTTTGGGCCTTCGGGGCGCAAGAGGAATGTTGGTTAGTGCATCGGTTCATTCTGACCGGTGACCCGGCCAGTTCGGAGCTGTTGCGCAAAGTCGGGCGTGAGATTCACCGTCAGTTCACCCGCGCCGATGGCACGGTGATGGGCGTCGAGCGCTGGTGCTGGGACTCCGGCGGCCACTACTCGGATGAGGTCAAGGCCGAAAGCCGCAAGTTGGGCATCCAGTGGGTGATCCCGATTTTCGGGGCCAGCACCTACGGTAAGCCGATAGCCAGCTTCCCCCGCAAGAAAGACCGCAAGTCGAAAACCTACCTGACTGAAGTCGGTACTGACAACGCCAAAGAGTTGATTTATGGCCGTCTGAAGCTGATGCCGAACGGCGATCAGCCCGTACCCGGCTGCGTTCACTTTCCGGCCAACGACGAGATCTGTGATGACGACGAGTTGAAGCAGCTCACGTCGGAAAGCAAGAAATGGATCATGAACAAAGGCCGGCGGGTGTTGCGCTGGGATGCCAGCAAGCGGCGCAACGAGTCGCTTGACTGCTTTGTGTATGCCCTTGCCGCGTTGCGGATCAGTCAGGCGCGTTTCGGCCTGGATCTGGACCTACTCGCTGCGCAGTTGCCGAGCGGCGTCTGGCATGTGCCGGCCGCCGAACCTCGGCCGGCGCTTGAGGAATCACCGGACGAGCCGGAAGCGTTACCCGTAACGGCCGAACTACCACCCCCACCACCCGCATCGTCGCCCGACGAGGCCGGCGCGTGGGTCAATACAGGACGAGGCGCATGGCTGTAGCAATCACTCCTCAAGACATGGTGGACCGCTATATGGCGGCCGAGATTGCCGTTCTTGACGGCAAAGAAACGATGTTCATGGGCCGAAAAATGGTGATGTCGGATCTGGCAGACATCCAGAAAGGTCGGCTGTTTTGGGAGCGCCGCGTGGCCAGTCAGCAGGCGGCATTGGTAGGCCGTCCGGCGCATGCCTTGGCGGTCTTCTGATGAACGTTCTCGATAAGGCGTTGGCCCCGTTCTTCCCTCATCTGGTGATGGAGCGCTTAAAAGCCCGGCATGTAATTCAGGCATTTGAGGCGGCCGAGCCCTCCCGCACGCATAAAGCCAAGCGCGAGCCGCGCAGTGCGAACCGGGCGTTGCAGCATGCCGCCAAGTCCATGCGTGACCAGTGCCGGGCGCTGGACCAGAACCACGACATCGTCACCGGTCTATTTGACCGGCTGGAGGAACGAGTGGTGGGCGGGCCGGGCATTTCCGTCGAGCCGATTCCGCTGGATCACTCCGGTGCGGTGCATCTGGATTTTGCCGCTGAAATCAAGGCGCAGTGGGCCGAGTGGTCACTGGCGCCGGAAGCCTCCGGCGAGTTGTCCCGGCCGCAAATGGAACGTTTGGTGTGCCGCACCTGGCTGCGCGATGGCGAGGCGCTGGCCCAAGAACTAATGGGCAATGTCGCGGGTTATCAGCATTTGCACCCGGTGCCGTATTCGCTGGAACTGCTGGAGCCGGACTTTCTCCCCTGGGAGAAGAACGACGAAGCGCAGGGCATCGTCCAGGGCGTCGAGCGCAATGCGTGGCGCCGCGTTCGGGCGTTTCACCTGTTGAAGAAACACCCGGGCGATGCGCTGGGCTACAGCCTGTCGCTGGACACCAAGCGGGTGCCGGTCGAGCAGATGATTCACATCGCCTATCGCAAGCGTATTGGCCAGAACCGGGGCCAGCCGCTGCTGCACGCGGTAATCACGCGACTGGCGGACATCAAGGATTACGAGGAAAGCGAGCGGGTCGCCGCGCGGATCAGTGCCGCGCTGGCGATGTACATCAAGAAAGGTTCGCCTGATGACTACATGGCGCCCAAAGAGGGTTCGACAGCCGCTGCGGCGCGCACGTTCCAGATGGCGCCGGGCATGGTGATCGACACCCTGTTGCCGGGTGAAGAGGTCGGCATGATCAAGAGCGACCGGCCTAACCCCTTCCTTGAAGGGTTTCGGAACGGGCAGCTCAAGGCGGTCGCCTCGGGTACGCGGGTGGGCTATTCCAGTCTCGCGCGCAGTTACGACGGCAGTTATTCGTCACAGCGTCAGGAGCTGGTCGAGGCCCAACTGGGTTACGACCAATTGCAGCACGACTTTATCGACTACTGGTGCCGGCGCGTTTATCGCGACTGGCTGCGCATGGCGATCATTAGCGGCGTGATCAAGGTGCCGCCGAGTGTCGATCCTCGGACCGTGTACGGCGCGATTTATCAAGGTCCGGTGATGCCGTGGATCAACCCGGTGCATGAGGCTAACGCGTGGGAAATCCTGGTTAAAGCAGGCTTTGCCGATGAGGCCGAAGTGGCTCGGGCGCGTCAGCGCAACCCGCAAGAACTCAAGCGCTCACGCGAAGCGGAGATTTTAACCAACCGGGGGAAAGGGCTGGTTTACAGCTCGGACGCCTATCACATGTTCTACGGGAAAAATCAAACCAATGGACAGCCTGAAAAATCTGCCGCTGATGCGGCCAAGGGCGTCGATCACGCCAACGAATAAGCCCGGTGAAAGCTGGTACTCATTGATCGCCGCCGCCCAGCGGGGCGTCGTTGACGTGCTGCTGTATGACGAGATTGGTGCCTGGGGCATCTCGGCAAAGCAGTTCGCTCGCGATCTGGCGGCTATCGGTGACGTGTCACAAATCAATTTGCACATTCACTCCCCAGGTGGCGACGTGTTCGAAGGCAACACCATGTACAACCTGCTGGTGGGCCATTCGGCCCGGGTTGTGGTGTACATCGACGGTCTGGCCGCATCCATGGCCAGCGTTATCGCGATGGCCGGCGATGAGATCAACATGCCAGCCAACGCCATGATGATGATCCACAAGCCCTGGGGCGGGCAGGTCGGTGACGCTGAGGCGATGCGCGAGTACGCGGAGTTGCTGGACAAGGTCGAAAGCACGCTGGTTCAGGCGTATGTGCGGAAAACCGGAAAAACGGCCGAAGAGATTCAGGTTCTGCTGAAGGCTGAAACGTGGATGGATGGAAACGAAGCGGTGGCGGCCGGCTTCGCGGACAAGGTTCTTGAGCCCTTCAAGGCCGCCGCTCAACTCAATTCGAATCGTATGCAGGAGTTCACCAACATGCCTCAGTCGGCACAGACGCTGTTCAACCCGCGCAACACCGCGCCGGTCAATACCCAGGCCCCAGTCAACACGCCGGCTCCGGTCAATACTCCCGCGCCGGTGAACACCCCGGCGCCGGTGAATCTGTCCGCTGATCAGATTCGCGCCCAGGTCCTGGCCGACGACGCTACCCGTCGCACGGCTATCAGTGCCGCATTCAGTGCGCCTTTTGCGGCGGCTCACTCGGCCTTGAAAGACACCTGCCTCAACGATGTGAACTGCACTGTCGAGTCGGCGAACGCGAAGTTGCTGGCAGCCTTGGGCGGTGAAACCACCCCGACCGGGTCGCAAATCATCCACGGCCATATCTCCAACGGCAATCTGGTGGGTGACTCGGTGCGCGCAGCGCTGTCCAGTCGCGTGGGTCACGCCGCTACGGAAGCCAGCAACGCCTATAACCACATGAGCTTACGCGAGCTGTCCCGCGCCTCGTTGCATGATCGCGGCATTCTGGTGGCCACGCTGGCCCCTATGCAGATGGTGGGCCTGTCGTTTACTCACGATTCCAGCGACTTCGGCAACATCCTGTTGGACATCGCCGGCAAGTCCGTCTTGCAAGGCTGGGACGAGGCGCCGGAGACGTTCCACCTGTGGACCAAGACCGGCCGCTTGAGCGACTTCAAAACCGTCAAGCGTGTAGGCATGGGCGCCTTCGGTAGCCTGCGCGAAGTTCGCCCAGGTGCGGAATACAAATACATCACCACCGGCGACCGTGGCGAAACGATCCGCTTGGCCAGCTATGGCGAGCTGTTCGGCATCACCCGTCAGGCCATCATTAACGACGACCTCGACCAGCTCAGCACCGTGCCTTACAACATGGGGCTGGCGGCACGCGGCACCATCGGCGATCTGGTTTACGACGTGCTGACCACCGGCCCGGTGCTGAGTGACACTAAGGCGCTGTATCACGCGGACCGTAAAAACCTGTTCAAAGGTGCCGGCTCGGTGATGTCCATCGAAGCGCTCAGTGCAGCCAAGACCGCCATGGCGCTGCAAAAGTCCCAGGTCGAAGGCAATGCCAAGGCGCGCACCATGAACATTCGCCCGGCGTTTGTGCTGGTCCCGGTGTGCCTGGAAGACAAGACGAATCAATTGATTCGTTCGGCCTCGGTCCCTGGCGCTGATAGCAATGCCGGCATCGACAACCCGATTCGCAACTTTGCCGAGGTGATCGCCGAGCCGCGCCTGGATGATGTTTCCTCGACCGAGTGGTATCTGGCCGCCAAAAAAGGCACGGACACTATCGAAGTCGCCTATCTGGACGGCGTCGAACAACCGTACATCGAGCAGACGCAAGGCTTCAGCGTTGACGGTGTGGTCAGCAAGGTGCGGATCGATGCAGGCGTGGCGCCGCTCGATTCTCGCGGCCTGAACAAGTCCCTCGGCAAGTAAGACGCCGGTAACCCCATAAGCCCCGCCCTGTGCGGGGTTTGTTGTTTCTGCATAGGAGAAATTGGCCATGGCCAAGAATTTGGTAAGTGAAGGTCAGACGGTTGATTTTGTGGCCCCCGCCGCCGGCGCTCTGTCGGGCGTTCCGCTCGCGCTGAATGATCTGGTGTTGGTGCCGCTTTCGGGTGGTCCGAAAGGCGTTCGGCTGGTAGGTCGTACTGATGGCGAATGGTTTCTTCCAGCTTCGGCCGGTCTGAAGCAGGGGCAGAAAGTCAACCTGCTGGCGGGCACGTTGGTTGCGCCGGCGACGCCTGACTCTGTGCCGTTCGGCAAGCTGACCAGCGATGCAACCGGCGGCTTCGCTTCCGCGCTGCTGATCCAGTAATGGGCCCCGGGCGCTTTCGCGAGCTGGCCGAGCGTATGGACGCCTTGCTGGTGAGGCGCCTGGGCGACGAGGCAACGCTGGCTGATGGTCGGTCGGTGTTTGGTGACTTCGTTTCCCCCTTTGTCGGCGCTGAAATCGGCGGCAAAGGGGATGGGATGCGGTTAGGCGGTGCGATCAATGCCGACGAGGTGTTAGAGCCGACCCTTACCGTGCGGCTGGTCGATGTGGCCAACGTCAAAAAGGGCGACTTCCTTACCATTGAGTTACCGCCCTTGCTGGGCGGTGGCCGCTACAAAGTCAGCCGCTTGAAGCCTGACGGCTCGGGCATGGTGGGCTTGGTGCTGAGTGCGAACGATGAGCGAGCTGACGACATTACATGAAGCAATCACCCGCACGATCAAGGCGCGGATGCCCAAGGTTTTGCACGTCGAGGCCTTCCCTGAGCTGGACGCGAAAGTCCGGGTGCCGGCGTTGCTGTTCGGCCTGACGGACATGACGCTGGGGGAGAACCCGGGGGACGGTAAAACGGTCGTGATTGGCCGGTTTCAGTCCTGCATTCTGGTCGATGCCACGCGCGACAAAGCGTCACTACAGGCGGCCATTCTCGCGTCTCAGATGGCGGTCGTGCTGCATGGTCAATATTGGGACTTGGATTTTATCCTTGGCCCGCCTGAGCATATCCATGCTCAGCCTGAAGCCCCGACCAAAGAGCTTGAGCAGTTCGTTATGTGGTCCGTTCAATGGATACAGACTTTCGAACTGGGTGAGCTTGAGTGGCCTTGGCCTGATGAGCCGCCGGGCTCGTTGTTGTTCGGCTTTAACGAAGACGTCAAAGAGGACTTTGTCCCGTCGGAGGATGTGTGAGCTACGCAAGCGCCCAGCACGATCGTATGTTGGCGGGGGTGGTCAAGGATTGTTATGTGGTGGCGGTCGATCTGGCGGCCTCCCCGCCAGTGTGTCGGGTGTCGGATGGTGGTGACTGGGTCAGCGCCTGGGTGCGTTGGCACAGCATCGCCGCCGGTAAGGCCAGGCACTGGCGGGCGCCATCCATGTACGAGCAGGGGACCTTGATCAGTGCCAGCGGTGATTTGGCACAAGGTACGTTTATCCCGGGTTTGTACGGCAATGCCGGCCCGCCGCCGGATAACCGCGACCATGTGGAAACCTGGCGGTTTGATGATGGCGGCTCGCTGATCTACGACTGGCAGGCCAAGAGCTACACCATCAACCTACCGAGCGGCACGGTGACCATCAAAGTTGGCAGCACGGAGGCGGTCGTAACTGCCAGCGCCGTTACGGTAACGGCCGGGAACATCACCCTGAAAGCGGCGGTGCTGATCGACGGCGCGTTACACGTTACGAAGGGCATCACCAGCGCCGGCGCGATCATCGACGCCGGTGGTAACAGCAACCACCACACGCATTAATTTCAACCCACGACAGCCCGCCGAGTGCGGGCTTTTTCATGCATGGAGAAAAGACATGGCCAAGACCACCACGCCGTCCGCCGCTGATGAACTGGCGGCCCCTGTTCCGGTGCCGGAGCTGCTGAAGTTTAGCGATCTGGTCTACACGTCGCGAACCCTGATCATCCCCCCGAGCAACCGCACGCTGTCGGTGGCCAAGGGGCTGGCCGAGGTTTCGCCAGCCGATGCCGAAGCGGTGTCGTTCCTGAAAGCTTACGCTGACTTTAAGCCGCTGAAGGAGTGATTTAGATGATCGGAATGGACCGCCACACCGGCCTGCCCATTTCCGGCATCAAGCACTTGCGCCAATCCGTTCCAGACATTCTGGGTACGCCCTTGGGCAGCCGGCGGCATCGGATGGAGTACGGCAGCAAGTTGCGGCGGTTTGTTGACTTGCCCGTTAACGAGGGTTGGAAAAGCGCCGTACAGGCGGAAGTCGCTCGCGCCCTGGGGCGCTGGGAGCCGCGTTTGAAACTGGATCAGGTGCGCGTCATTTCCGTTATTGGCGGGAAAATCAACCTGAAGATTGTCGGCGAGTACCTGGGCGACGGCGTCACGTTGGAGGTAGCCGTATGAGTATTGTGGATCTGTCGTCGCTGCCGGCACCGACTGTGTTGGAGCCGCTGGACTTCGAAGAGGCTTATCAGGAGGGGCTGGGGGTTTTTCGCGGGTACATGGGCAGTAACTGGACCGCCGCGCTTGAAAGTGATCCGGTAGTTAAGGTGCTGGAGGTCGCCGCTTACATCAAGGTCGGCAACCGCGCCCGGGTCAATGACGCCGGTAAAGCGGTGTTGCTGGCGCATGCCATCGGCAGCGACCTCGATCACTTGGGGGCCAACGTCAATCTAAAGCGCCTGGTTATTCAGGCTGAGGATTTAACGGTTGTTCCGCCGGTGCCCGAGATCAAAGAAGATCACGACCCGTTTCGTGAGCGCATCCAGTTGGCCTATGAGGGGCTGACTACGGCCGGCCCACGTAACAGCTACATCCTGCACGCGCGCAACGCCTCGGGGTTGGTGGCGGACGCCACGGCCGAAAGTCCCGCGCCTTGTTACGTTACGGTCACGGTGCTGGGTTTGGACGGGGAAGGGGTGGCGCCACCGGAGTTGCTGGCCACGGTGGCCTCCGCGCTGAATGACGACGACGTGCGTCCGGTGTGTGATCGGGTGACGGTGCAGAGCGCCCAGGTAATCCGCTACCAAATCAACGCGATTCTGCACATGGCCAGCGCTGGCCCCGAAGCGGATGCCAGCTTGGTCGAGGCTAAAAGTCGATTGGCGGCCTGGATCAATCCGCGCAAACGGCTGGGCGTTGAGGTGGCACGGTCTGGTGTCGACGCGCAGTTGCACGTTGCCGGTGTGTCCCGGGTTGAGCTGGTCGGATGGCAGGACCTGGCCCCGACCAAGGCGCAGGCGGCGTACTGTACGGGCTACACCGTGACGCTGGCGGGCTGATATGAAAAGCCTACTGCCGATCAACAGCACGCAACTGGAACGGGCCATGGAGGCGACGTTTTTCGAGAAAACGATTGTCCCGCTGCGCGACCTCTACAACGCCGAGACCTGCCCGGTGCATTTGCTGCCGCATCTGGCGTGGGCCTGGTCGGTGGATCGCTGGGACTACCGTTGGACCGAGGCGACCAAGCGCGCCGCAATCAAGGCTTCTTACTACATCCACAAGCACAAGGGCACCGTCGGTGCGCTGCGCCGCGTGGTCGAGCCGCTGGGCTACCTGATCGAGATTATCGAGTGGTTCAAGATGGTCCCGGAAGGCATCCCGGGAACCTTCGCGCTGAAGGTCGGCGTTCTGGATACCGGTATCACTGAGGAAATGTATCAGGAGTTAGAACGCCTGATCGACGACGCCAAGCCCGTCACCCGGCACCTGACGGGGCTCGCAATCAGCCTCGAAACTCAAGGCGCTTTGAATATCAGTGTCGCCCTGTACGAAGGCGATGTAATCGACGTTTACCCGCCGGTCATGCGTGACATTGAGGTCACCGGGACCATCGGCGTGGTCGGGCGCGAACACTCAATAGACACTCTGGATATTTACCATGGTTGATGTGAATTCTCAGTTTTTCGCGCTCCTCACGAAAGTGGGGAGAGCCAAGCAGGCGAACGCCGACGCGCTCGGTCTTCCCTGGAAGATCACCGAAATGGGGGTAGGTGATGCCAATGACACCGATCCGATTCCGAGCGAATCGCAAACACGGCTGATCAATGAATGGCGCCGCCGGCCGCTGAATCAGCTCCGGGTTGATCCGGTCAACGCGGCGGTGATCATCGCCGAGCAAATTATCCCGGCTGACGAGGGCGGGCGCTGGATTCGCGAAATCGGTCTGTACGACGCGGACGGCGATCTGGTGGCGGTGGCCAACTGCGCGCCGAGCTTCAAGCCGATGCTGTCGCAGGGCTCCGGCCGCACGCAAGTGGTGCGGATGAACTTCATTGTGTCCAGCACCGGCAGCATCACGCTCAAGATTGACCCGGCCGTGGTGCTGGCGACTCGCGAGTACGTTGATCAGCGGATCACGGAAGAGCTTTATAAGCTCGACAACAAGCAGTCGGTGCGCGTGGCCACCACGGCCAACATCGCGCTGGCGGGCCTGTTGACCATCGACGGCATTGCGTTGGCGGCCGGTGATCGGGTGCTGGTGAAAAACCAGGCCGTGGCCAAGGACAACGGTCTGTACGTCGCGGCGGCGGGCGTGTGGAAGCGCGCGGAAGATGCCGACACCAATGCCGAAGTGACGTCGGCGCTGCTGGTATCGGTTGAGCAGGGCAGCGCGTTAGCCGACAGCCGTTGGCAGTTGGTCACGGATGGGGTGATTGTCCTGGGCACCACTGCGCTGACGTTCCAGAACGTTACCCAAGGGTTTGCGCCGATCAATTCCCCGGCCTTGTTGGGCTTGCCAACGGCCCCTACGGCGCCCCAGTTCGACAGCAGCAAGGTGCTCGCGACTACTGAGTTCACTCAGCGGGCACTGGGCAGCTTTTCGGGTGGTCGTTCGATAGGGGGTGGCGCAATCACGTTGGTGGCCGCCGACGTGGGGCAGTTCATTTCCCTGTCTTTGGGGGGCGCTCAAGCGGCGACACTGCCTCTGCTGGCGGATGTTCCCGCTGGCGCGACAATCGTTCTGCATAACCCGTCCGGCGTCGATAAGACCATTGCTGCCGCCGGCACTGACAAGATCAGCCCCGAGGGCGCGCAGTACGGGTTCATCACGTTGCGGTGGGGTGAAACGGCCTACTTGACTAAGGAGACGGGTGTGTGGCGCCTGCATGGCAGTCCGGCGCTGCGCTATTCCAAATCCTTGTCCGGCGCCGATTGGGCAACGCCACCGCTGTTTGACAAAACCCAGAAGCTGGCAACAACCGAGTTCGTACAAAGAGCATTGAACGGATACAGCTCCTTTCAAACCATCAACACTTCCCGGGACTTGGGGCCGACTGATATAGGTTCGCTTCTTTGGTTTAGCTCGGCAGGTTCGTACACCCTCAACCTACCCCCGCCATTGTCACTAGGCATCAATAACAGCAGCGCTGGCTTCACCTTGTTTGCTACCTCGGTAGGCGGGACGGTCACTACCCCCGCCGGTACAACCATTCAGGACCAGTCTGGCGGGATTAGCACAGCGTACGCGATAAAGACGGGCCAGTCGGCCAAGTTTGTGGGTACGAGCTCGACTACATGGACTGTTGTTGAGTCCACGGCTGGCCTTGGTAAAAACGCTGACTTTAGCGGCTCCTTTGGCTCGAATGGTTTTCAAAAACTGCCATCTGGCTACATCGAACAGTGGGGCGTGGCGGTAACCGATGCCAGTGGTAAGGCTTATGTGAGCTTTACCACGGCTTTTCCTAATGCGCTTCTGAACATTACCCCTGTTCATGTGGGATCTTTGGGGCTGATGAGTTGCGTTATGTCGGGATCGCAGAATAAGGCGGGCTGCACGCTTCTATTGCAGAATCAGAGCGGGGCAGGGGCGATAAACTGGACCCTATACTGGCGAGCAATTGGGTATTAATGATGAACGATATAGTTTTTTTTAGTCCTTCAACCTGCGGCGCTTACACAGTGGCTGTTCACGGCTCTGATATGCCAGACGACGTGGTTGAGGTGGCGGCGAGTGATTGGCAGTCGCTGCTCCAAGAGCTGTCGATCAGCGCTAAAAAAATGTCGGCGCGCCCTGATGGTTATCCGGTGCTGATTGATCCGCCACCGCCTTCGTCGGCAGATGTCGCAGCAGTTGAGCGGGCATGGCGGGACGCTCAACTTGCCGCGACCGACGGCGTGGTGAGTCGCCACCGCGATGAGCAGGAAGAAGTTATTGCGACCACCCTCACGGCTGAGCAATACGCTGAACTGCAAGTCTATCGCCGTCAGTTGCGCAACTGGCCGGAAGGCGCCGAGTTTCCCCTGGCGGATCACCGCCCGATGGCGCCGCCCTGGTTGGCCGGCCCACCCCAATAAACGCCCCGCACTGACGGGGCGTTTTCTATTCCGTTACGCGTAACACGAACACCCCTCTCAGCCTCGCTTATGCGGGGCTTTTTCGTTTCTGGAGATCGAGCTTTATGAGTTTCTTTCACGGCGTTACGACCACCGATGTTAAGACCGGCGCGCGCACCATTTCCTTGCCGTCGTCTTCGATCATCGGCCTGTGCAGCACCTTCACCCCCGGCCTGTTGGGCGGCGGCACGGCAAAGGCTGGCGAACTTAAATTGATCACCACCGAGCGCGAAGCCATTGCCGCCTGGGGCGCTGACGCGGCGATCACCAAGGCCTGTCAGGCGATCTACAGCAAGGCTAAGGCGGTGATCGTCGCCGTCGGCGTGGCCAAGCTTGAAGACGAGGCGCTGCAAACCTCGGCGATCATCGGCGGCGTCCTGGCCTCGGGTCAGCGTACCGGCCTACAGGCCTTGCGCGATGGTAAAAGCCTGTTCAACGCTCAGCCGCGGCTGTTGATCGCCCCAGGCCATACCGCCAAGCAAGCGGTGGCCACGGCGGTCGATGGCCTGGCGCAGAATCTGCGGGCTATCGGCATTATCGACGGGCCGGGCACCACCGATGAGGCCGCCATGGCCTACGCGGAAAACTTCGGCAGTCGCAACCTGTTCATGGTTGATCCGGGTGTGCAGTACTGGGACACCGGCACCAGCAAGACGGTCGATGCCCCGGGTTCGGCCTGGGCGGCGGGCTTGTTCGCCTGGACCGATGCGGAATATGGCTTTTGGGCCTCGCCGTCGAACAAAGAGTTCGCCGGCATCACGGGCACGACCCGCGCTGTCGAGTACCTGGACGGCGACGAGACGTGCCGGGCCAACCTGCTGAATAACGCCAATATCGCGACGATCATCCGCGACGACGGCTATCGCCTGTGGGGCAACCGCACGCTGTCGAGCGACCCGAAATGGGCATTCGTCACTCGCGTTCGCACGCTGTTCATTCTCATGGATGCGGTGCAGGCCAGTCACAAGTGGGCCGTTGACCGCTCGATCACCAAGACTTACGTCAGTGATGTGACCAACGGCCTGGACGCGTTCATGCGTGACCTGAAAGCCCAGGGCGCAATTATCAACTTCGAAGTGTTCCCGGACGCTGAGCTGAACACGGCCAGCCAAATCGCCGAGGGCAAAGTCTTTTGGCGCATTCGCTTTACCGACGTGCCGCCGGCCGAAAACCCGAATTTCCTTTTCGAAGTCACCGATCAGTGGATGACCGAAGTACTTGAAGCAGCCTAAGGGGGCTAGTCAATGATTCCTCAAACTTTGTTTAACACGAACCTGTTTGTTGACGGCGTGAACTTTGCCGGCGACGTACCAAGCCTGACCCTGCCCAAGCTGACGGTTAAGACCGACGAGTATCGAGCCGGCGGCATGGCCGGTGCCATCGAGATGGCCCAGGGCCTGGAGAAAATGGAGGCGTCCTTTGTCACCAAGGGCGTGCGCCGTGAGTCGTTGAAGCACTTCGGTCTGGCCGATGGCACGGCCTTCAATGCCGTGTTTCGTGGGGCTTTCCGTGGGCAGAAAGGCGCGGTGACGGCGGTTGTCGCCACCCTGCGCGGCTTGCTCAAAGAGGTCGATCTGGGCGACTGGAAAGCCGGTGATCCGGCAGAGATCAAGCACGCCATTGCGCCGTCTTAC